TTTCTCTAGCAAGCACTGCAAGACCTACACACTTTACGTATCCTGCAAGAACAAAAGAATTAATACGTGTTGACTACAATATAGGAACTGCCTCTGTTCCTGACTACAGAGAAATAGTTTATGTAGAGCCTCTTGTGTTCTTAAATAGAATGGATCAAACTGGTAAAAAGGTCACCACTGTTGACCAATCTGCAGAACTTTTTGTAGGCAACGATAAAGACCCATCTTACTACACCTCTTTCAACGACAACCATATTATTATGGATGCCTACGATGCTTCAGTAGAAGCTAACTTAGCATCAAACAAAACAAGAGCTTTCTGTTCTATCTACCCAACCTTCAGTCAAACAGACAGTTTTACTATAGACTTAGATCAGACACTAATGCCTCTACTTTTAGCTGAGGCTAAGTCAGCTTGCATGAGTTTATTTAAGGGTGGCTCTGATCCTAAGGTTGAGCAGTCTGCACGTAGGTTAAAGTCTTACGTACAAAACGATCAATACAAAACTAGACAAGCTTCAAGAAACCAGTACGGAAGAACTTGATGATAGATATAGAAACTGATACAGTAAACCAACGCTGTGTCATAAAGTCTGACAAAATGGTGTCAGAGATTTATGTACATAAAGAAGAAAGTGGTTATAGTTTTTTTAGAGTAAAGTTTGAAAAAGGTTCTGTACCTAGTGAGTTATCAGGTAGATACTCTAGTTTACAAAAAGGTAAAGAAGCTGTAGAATATTACTTGAGAGACAAAGTAAAGACAAAAACTGTTCAGCGTAACGAATACGCAGACCAACGTGAGAAAGAACGTAATGGCTCAAAGTCTAAGTCAGAAAGCAACTAACAACTTTGTAAAGGGTCTTATCACAGAGGCTGCTGAACTTACATTTCCTGAGGGTGCTTCCGTTGATGAACTGAACTGTGATCTACGTAGAGATGGTACTAGACGTAGACGATTGGGTGTAGAGTATGAGACAGGTAATGTTTTATCCTCTTTTACTCTTAGTGATGCAGAGCAAACAGCTACAGGGTCTTGGGTAAACGTAGGTGGTAATGCTAACTTAGAGTTCTTAGTTCTTCAAAAAGGTGCTATCCTTTACTTCTACAACAAGGGTGCTTTACCTTATTCTAACCAAGTAGAGTCTAACTCAGTTAACCTAGCTTCTTATCAACAGTCTGGCTCTAACG